CGCGCACCCCTGGGTCAGTCCGGTGGTCGCCGGCATCACCGCCCTCGCGGCGCTCATCCGGCGCCGCTTCGAGGCGCCCGAGGTCTAGATGCCGATCACGTACCGATCCAGCGCGGCGACGATGACCCGCCATGCTCGTCGGGAGCCTGGCTACCGACGGATGTCCGATGCCGAGCTCAACGCGCGCGCCGTGGCGAACCGCGGCCGGACGTATGCCGCTGAGCACGCCGCGTCGATGTCGATCGCCTGGCAGCGCACCTCGCACCGCGGCAAGGCGCTGCGCGACCTGGTGCGCCTGGTGCGCCGCGCGGCGAGCGACGAGGTGCCGTTGCGGCTGCATGAGGCGCCTGAGCACGTGGACGCCGGCGGCGCCCCGGAAATGACGCCCGCCTTCGTCCAGTACCTCGATGCCCCGCAGGCGACGACTGAGCGTGCTCATCCGTTCGCCGGCGAGGGCCGGGCATGTGACCGCTGCGACGTGCTGGCCGAGTTTCACGAGGAGCCCGCGCTGCTCGCCGAGTTTCGGACCCCGTACCGTGCGGCGCTCTCGCATCTGGCCAGCGCGGGCGACGAGACGAGCCGCAAGCGAGCGGCCATCGTGAGCGACGTGGCGGGCGGGCAAGGGCCGGCCGAAGCGGCGATCGCGGCAGGCGTGCCGGCGTGGTGCGCCAAGGTCGTGGCCGCCGACGCCTTGGTCGTGTTCTGCGACCGGCTGTCCGATCTGCGCCTCCGGCTAAGCGCTGGACAGGGGGAGACCGCTGCGTAGACTGCGCCCCGAGCCCGTTCCCGCGGCCGGCCGCACAGGCGCCGCATCTGTCGCGGGATCAGGCTGCCCGTGAACCGGCCGTGTCTGGGGCCGCGGCCGGGTGTTTCGTGCCCGTTCCGCCGCGTCACCCCGTCCAGCCGCTGTCCCGACTGCACCCGGGCGATGGACCGCGCGCGCGGATCCCGACAGGCGCGGGGCTATGACCGCAGCCATGACCGGGCACGACGCATGGTCGCGGCGACGCTGCCTGCTCCGTGCGGCTACTGCGGCGTGACGATCATCCCTGAGCAACGCTGGGTTGCTGCGCACGTCGTCGATGGGCAGCCGGCGTACGGCTGGATGGCGAGCCACGCCGAGTGCAACGAGCGCGCAAAGCGCTAACCAAACCGGAGGGGCGGGTTGGATCCTCGCGACCTGACCGGCCTCGGACCCGCGCCCAGCCATTTGCACATCGCCGCGTATCGAGCCCCCGGGGGTCTTGAGATGGCACCGCCGAACAAGCCTACCGAACTCAAGCGGCGCCTGGGAAACCCCGGCAAGCGCTCGCTCCAGCCGGCGCTGACCGTTCTCTCCGCCGTCCCGGTCAATCTTGACCCGCCGGCCACGCTCGGCGACGAGGGCGCGAGCGAGTGGCGCCACGTCCTCGCTCACTGCCGCTGGATCGGCCCGTCCGACCTGCGGAACCTGCGCCTCTACTGCGAGGCGCTCGATCGCCGTTCCGGGCTGCTCGCCGAGGTCGCCTCGCAGGGCCACGTCCTCTACACGGACAAGGGCTACGCCTACCTCAACCCCGCGGTCGGGGCACTCCAGACGACCGAGGTCCAGATCACGAAGTGGCTATCGCTGCTCGGCCTGACGCCATCCGACAGAAGCCGACTCGGCGTCGCCGAGGTGAAGGCGCAATCCACCCTCGAGCAGCTCGCCGCGAAGCGCGCCGCTGGCCGCCGCGGTTCCTGACCCCGGTCTCGCGCGCCGCTGAGCGGGCGGGGGACGGCGGCCTCATCCTCGACTTCGTCGCCGCGTACGGCCGGATCACCAAGGACAGCATCGCGGGACCATCTGGTGCGCCCCTCGATCCGCGTGACTGGCAGCGGCGCCTGATCCGGGCCACTTTCGCCCGGGACCCTGCCACGGGTCGCCGGCTCCACCGGACGGCGTTGTGGGGGATGGCCCGCAAGAACGGCAAGACCGGGTTGGTCGCGCCCATCGCGCTCTACGGGCTCATGCTCGACGGCGATGGCGCGGAGGTCTACAGCTGCGCTGCCGATCGCGACCAGGCCAAGCTCGTGTTCGGTGCCGCACGGCGGACGGTGGAGCTCATCCCGGAGCTGTCGGAGCGCCTCCGGCTGTACCGCGACGCGATCGAGGATCCGGTCACAGGTTCGGTCTACCGTGCCCTCTCCTCCGAGGCGTACACCAAGGAAGGCCTATCGCCCACGCTCGTGCTCGCCGACGAGCTGCACGCATGGCCGAACCGCGAGCTGTACGACGTCATGGCGCTCGCGATGGGCGCCCGTCGCGATCCGCTGATGCTCATCGTCACGACCGCCGGCGTGCGGACCGATATCACCGGGCGCGACTCGATTGCGTACACCCTGTGGCAGTACGGCTGTCGTGTTGCATCGGGCGAGGTCCGGGACCCAACGTTCTTCTTGGCCTGGTGGGCGGCGGCCGACGACGCGCCCATCCTCGACCGCCGCGCGATGCACGACGCCAACCCGGGTCTCGGGGACATCCTCGATGCGACCGAGCTCGTGGCGGCGGCGCAGAAGGCGACCGTGGGCGGGTTCGACGAGAGCGAATACCGGATCAAGCGGACGAACTGCTGGGTGAACGCCGCAACAGCGGCCCTTCCGAGCGGTGCTCTGGAGCGGCACGCAGTGGCGCGCGAGGTGGCCTCGGAGCAGCCGGTCGTGCTGTTCTTCGACGGCTCGTTCAACCACGACTGCACGGCACTCATGGCGTGGACGATCGAGTCCAGGCCGCACGGGTTCGTCGTTGCGTGCTGGGAGCGACCCGCAGACGACCCGCAGTGGAAGGTGCCCATCGCCGAGGTGGACGCGAAGGTCCGCGAGACGTGTCGGGACCGGAACGTCGTGGAGCTTGCCTGCGACCCGTATCGCTGGGCGCAGCTCATGGAGCAGTGGGCGGCCGACGGGCTGCCGGTCATCGAGTACCCGACGTCCTCCCCGGCCCGGATGGTGCCGGCATGGGCCAAGTGGCACGACGCCGTCATTGGCGCAGGGCTCACGCACGACGGCGACCCGCGCTTTCTCCGCCACGCTCGCAACACCGTCCTCAAGATCGACCGCCTGGGTCCGCGACCGGTCAAGGAACACCGCGGCTCGGCGCGGTCGATCGACCTCCACATCTGCGGCGTCGGCGGCTTCGACCGCGCGACGTGGCATGTCTCTCAGCCGGACGAACCGAGCCCCTCCATCTCCTTTCTTGAGTGGTGAGAACCCGATGCCGACCGTTCGTCGGCGCCTCCGTGCCGCGCTTGCGGCGCTCGCAGGCGCCTCTCGCGACATCTGCTACCTCGCCGGCCTGGGCACGGTGGCGATCGGCTTCGGGACCGTCCACCCGGCGCCGGCATTCATCGCCTTCGGGCTCGGCCTGATCTGGGCGGCGGGCTCCGGCGTCCGCCGGCAGGCGTAGCCGGTGGGTATCTTCGCGTCCGCCGCGCGCGAGCTGCGCGAGCTGCCGACCACCAGTCCGCGCAACCCGGCGTACTGGCTCACCCGCCTGTTCGCGGGTGAACCGACGGCTGCAGGAGTGCGCGTCAACGACGAATCGGCGCTCGCGGTGGCGACGGTCTACGCGGCCTGCCGCAACCTGGCTGAGGATGTCGGCACGCTGCCTCTTCCGCTGTATGAGGAGTTGGCCGACGGATCCAAGAAGAAGCGGCAACAGATGCCGGGCCACGTCCTGCTCAACCGCAGCGCGAACCCTGAGATGTCCGCATCGGACTTCCGGCAGACCCTCCAGGGCCACGCAGCGCTGCGAGGAAACGGGCTCGCCGAGATCGAGTGGGGCGAGCGTGCCGGGCCGCTCGCGCTGTGGCCGCTCGACCCCCGCCGGGTACGCCTCGTGCGCGCAGGGCGCGACGTCGTCATCGCGGGCGCTCCCGACGGCGCGCTCGTCTATCTCGTGCGCCTCGACAGCGGCGAGGAGAAGCCACTCCGGCCAGACCGGGTGTTCCACGTCAAGGGCTGGGGCAACGGGCTCTGGGGGCACTCCGTCCTATCGTTCGCCCGCGAGTCGATCGGGCTCGCAATGGCCGCCCGCGAGTTCGGCGCCCGGTTCTTCGGCAACGACGCCCGTCCAGGGATGTACCTAAAGTCCGAGACGAGGCTCGCAGACGAGACCAAGAAAGAGCTCAAGGCGGGCTGGGAGGACGCGCACCGCCCACTCGAGCATAAGCACCGGATGGCCATCCTCGAGGGTGGCATCAGCCTCGAGACGGTGGGCATGAGTCCTGAGGACAGTCAGTTCGTCGAGACCCGCAAGCATCAGCGGACCGAGCTCGGCGAGTACTTCCGGATGCCGCCCGACAAGCTCATGGATTACGAGCGGGCGACGTTCACCAACGTCGAGCATTCGGACCTCGTGTACGTCAAATACAGCTTGCGCGCCTGGTTCGTGCGCTGGGAGCAGGAGGCAGACCGGAAGATCAACCCGCTGGGGTTCCACAACGAGCACGTCGCCGAGGGCTTGCTGCGCGGCGACGCGAAAAGTCGCGGGGAGTACTTCCAGGCACGCATGGCCGCCTCGTCGATCACCGCCAACCGGATCGCAGAGCTCGAGAACGAGCCCCGGTCGCCCGACCCGGTCGCCGACCAGCTGCTGATCCCCATGAACATGGTCCCCTCGGGCGCGCTCGACCAGAACGGGATGACGCTCCGGGACCGCGTGAACATGGCCGGCGTGCTCGCCCGTGCGGGATACGACCCGGTGGACGTACTGGCCAAGCTCAACCTGCCGCCGATCAAGCACACCGGCCTCGTGCCGACCACCGTGCAACTCGACCCCTCGACCCTGACTGACCCGTCCTCGGGAGGCACGCAACGATGAAGGTGAAGCCGAAGGTCCGAGTCCACGATCGCCGCAGCTTCGACGACATCGTGGAGCTGCGCTCCGAGGACGGGCAGCCCACGAGACTTGTGGGGCATGTCGTCTACAACCGCTGGAGCCAGGATCTCGGCGGCTTCGTCGAGCGCGTGCTGCCGGGCGCGTTCACCAAGACCCTCCTTGAGGGTGACATTCGCTCGTTGTTCAACCACGACCCGAACATTGTCCTGGGCCGTAAGGCGGCGAACACGCTCGTGCTCACCGACCAGGCCGCGGCCCTGCGATACGAGGTGACCCCCGCGGATACCCAAACGATCCGCGATCTTGTCATCGAACCGATGCGCCGCGGCGAGGTCACGGGCTCGTCCTTCAGCTTCCGCACCGTCCGCGACGAGTGGCGGGCGCCAGAGGACTCGGACAACCACCACAAGTCGGCCGGGTTGTGGGAGCGCGACCTGACCGAGGCGCAGCTGTTCGACGTCGGTCCCGTCACGTTCCCTGCCTACGTCCAGTCCGATTCCGCTGTGCGCTCGCTCCTCGAGGGCGGCGGGATCGACTTCGCGCTGCTCTCGGGCGTGCTCGTGCGCGCCGAGCGCGGCGTCTCTCTTACCGACAGCGATCGCGAGCTCGTCGAGAGCTCGATCGCGGTACTGCGGTCGTATCTGCCGGAGCCGGAGCCCGCTGAGGCCACCACTCCCGCAACCCCGGACGCCGGGCGCGACATCGCCCACCTCCGGCGAAGGCTCGAGCTCCTCGAGCTGACCGCGTAGGCTCCACACCGTCACTTCGGGCCGTGAGCCCGCCCTCGGGCGGGTGCCTCGTCGTGCCCGGAAAGGGAACCCCATGCACGACATCCCCATCCAGCTGTTTGCCGGGCGGTCGTTCGCCTTCGGCGTCTACGGCCTGCCGTCGCTCCGCGACGTGCGGATCCCGCGCTGGGCCGTCCTCGCATGCGCGATCCTCGCGCTCGGGACGCTCATCGCGGCGATCGGTGGGCTCAACCTTACCGACGGACTCCTGCTCGGCGCAGGCCCCGTCATCACCGACCGCTCCAAGGGCTGGCGCCAGAAGCGCGGCGAGCTGATCAAGGAGGCGCGCGACCTGCTCGACGCCGCTCCTGACGGCAAGCTCTCGGCCGAGGACGAGAAGCGTTACGACGAGCTGTTCGGCGAGGCCGACCGGCTCGGCACGGCAATCGAGCGTGAGGAGCGCCAGGCAGACGCCGACCGCTCGATCTCGACCTCCAGTGCCGGCCCCGTCGACCTGCCGAGCCCCGGCCTCGCGGCCGGTGGAGACACCCGCAACGACGTACCGGGCGAGCTGCGCGGCCTGCCTGAGCCGTGGCGCGCTGCGATCAGCGAGGCGCCCGAGAGTGTCCGCAGTGGCCTGCTCGCGCGTGCGAGCGAGGCATCGCGGGCGACCTTCCGCCGGTTCCTGCGCGGCGGCCTCGCCGCCATCGCCGGTACACCGGAGGCACGCGCGCTCCAGGCGGACATCGACACCTCGGGCGGCTACCTCGTCCTGCCGCTCCAGGTGGCCCAGCGCCTCGTGCAGGCGCTTGACGACGCCACGCCGCTGCGCGGTCTCGCGACCACGTTCGCGGTGCCCAACGCCGAGGGCCTCGGCGTGCCTACCCTCACGGCCGACGTCGATGACGCGGACTGGACGTCCGAGCTCGGCACCGGCAACGAGGACGCCGCGATGGCGTTCGGGCGGCGGGAGCTCAAGCCCAACCCGTTGGCCAAGCGGATCAAGGTCTCGCGCAAGCTCATTCGCCAGGGCTTCCTCGATGTCGAGGGCTTCGTCATCGAGCGGCTCGGCTACAAGCACGCCGTGGCCCAAGACAAGGCGTTTGTCACGGGCTCGGGCGCTGGCCGGCCGCTGGGCGTGTTCACCGCGTCCGCAGATGGCATCAGCGCCACTCGTGACACGACCGCCACCAACGCTGCCTCAATCGTGGCCGACGACCTGATCAACGTGAAGCATGACCTCAAGCCCCAGTACTGGCGCAACGCCCGCTGGGTGTTCCACCGGCTCATCCTCAAGGAGATCCGGAAGCTCAAGGACACGACGAACAACTACATCTGGGTGCCCGGGCTCCAGGCGGGCGTTGCGGATCAGATCCTCGATATCCCGTACGTGCTCGACGAGTTCGCGCCGTCGACCATCGCCACGGGCCTGTACACCGCGATCCTGGGCGACTTCTCGTACTACTGGATCGTCGACGCGCTCTCGATGGCCGTCCAGCGGCTCGACGAGCTGTACGCCGAGACGAACCAGATCGGCTTCATCGGCCGCGTCGAAACCGACGGGATGCCCGTCCTCGAGGAGGCCTTCCGCCGGCTGCGGCAGGCGTAAGCCCTTGAACCCCCAACCCGCGGGCGGCCTCAGGGTCGCCCGCACCTGCCGCTGAGTGACAGCGGGAAAGGGAACCCCACCGTGGCCGGAGGCCTGACCACGCGGACCAAGACGATCCGCGTCAGCAACGCTGTGGCAGTCGGAACGACGACCGTCACGAGCTCCGTGGTCGACACCGCGGGCTACGAGGGCGTGCGGTTCATCGTCGCCTTCGGGGCGATCACCGACGGCACGCCGAACATCCAGGGCCAGCAGGGCCAGCAGTCCAACGGCTCTGACGCTGCGAACCTCGCGGGGACCGACGTTGCGATGCTCGACACCGACGACAACAGCCTCGGCATCCTCGACATCTACCGGCCTATCGAGCGGTTCGTACGGTGTCAGGTCGTACGAGGCGGCGCGACCGGCTCGGTCATCGACGGCATTGTGGCGGAGCTCTATGGGCCCGCGGCGCTGCCGGTGGCCAGGGACGCCACGGTCGGTGCCCAGAAGCTCCTCGCCAGCCCGGCCGAGGG